TAACAGCCGATGCACAATTTTCATCTACCCACGCTCTGAAATCAGGTCTAAAGGAGTGGTGTGCTGGACTAGTGTAATTAGAAAATAATCGAGCCAGCCTTCGCTCTTCAGGATCTTCAGAGAACCTGCTCGGTCTTCTCACTATAAACCTCCTCCCAATGAGACAGCATTGGGAACTGTTAGTCAATATTCAGATTCATGCCCTGAGCATCCTGGATGGGACCAAGGCCATTGGCTATTGAAGCGGTATTAACCTTAGCAATCACCTTGGCCATAGAGTGGACCAGCTTGGCTGTGATCTCTTCACCCATAGAGTCATAGGCTTCCTGGGAGACCTTGCATTCAAAACCCATAGCCAGCTTACGAGCCAGTTCGATTTCCAGACCCTCAACCACCAAGAAGCCAAGAAGCATCTTACGGATGGCAAAGTTCGGAAGGAGCGTGAGATCACCAAGAGCATCAAACTGTTCGATCATCTGCATGGCAAACTTCTGATACTGGTTCATGGGTTATTGCCTCCACCACTATTATACTGTAGGTGGGGGAGTTTTATCCAAATTGATTTCAAATTTCTTTTGAAATTCTTCTAAAGCTTTTAGAGCAGGGCCAGCAGGACAACCACAAGGATCATTTCTGAGGATAGGGCAAAGCATACCGTGTACAATACCCTTCCTAATTACCTCAATATCCATAGCCTACCTTAAATTTTTAAGAGCTTGAAGAACCGCACACCTAGTATAATAATTGCCCATTCCCACTTTTAACCCACGAGCATCATCTCTGATTTGATTGAAGTTAGCCACAATGGTAGCCAAATGAGGGAGATTCTCTGGGTTTTCTTCCAAATCCTTATCCAATACCGAGACAGGAATATTAGCCTCAGTGTCCTTAGGTTCATAAGCATCATCAAAGAAAGGAATTAGGAAACGCCTCCCCTTATACTCAGAATAGTATTCATCGGTATCAGAGGCTGAAGTTAGGACATCTTCTCTAACTGATCTGATTCCATCATCTCCGATTAGCTTAAACGTTACGTTGTTATCTTCCTTGTTGATTTCACCAAAGATAACAGAATCTTGATCATACTTGCTCTTCCACTTGAGAAGATCAGTTATACGAATATTCATAATAAAGAAAGCCTTTTCAAACTCCCCATACTTACCCTTATGCTGAATATATCCATAACCAGAGCGATTTAGAATTTCTTTAAACTCAGCCTGCTTCTTGTTGTTCTCTTCTGGAGATGCAGCTATACCCTGAGGGTTATCAACTGATATGATCCCAAAGGTGTGAACGGATGGAACTTTACCCTTAAGGATACTCATCAGACGAGGATAGCCAGCGGCTTGCTTCTCTAAAAGCGATGATTTGAAAGCGATTCTCCTTCTTTCTGGGTATTCTTCTTCAGTTAAAATACTAGCTCTTCTGAGAATCAACTCAGGATCTTGAGTCATATATTTAATGAATTCAGTATAACTTAACTCAATAGACTCGCCGGTCCTTAAATTATTGAATCTGCATTGCGTTTGGGGGCCAGCGTAATTGGTCAAGAAGTCGAGACAAGCCCAAAGAGCTTCGTATGAATTGATAGAGAATTCAAAGGTCCAATAAGATCCATGTCCTCTCATTCTAATAAATCCAGCCTTCATGACTTCAGCCAAGATTTCGGCTCTACCTGGACCATCAAAGTCCCAGTCCATCTCCATGATCTTTTGATAGGTCTTTTTAGGTAAACCGATTCCTTCTGCATTAAGCTCACGCTTAATCCAAGAAGCATGTTCATCTATCCATGCGAATTGACCGGTTTTGGCATTGATCCAAGCACCTTCGTTCATTTTACTACCCTCAGTATAGAGTTCTAAATATGCCAATATCCTTGAAAATACCCATTGACTGTTTCAAAATCAATCTGTCTAAAAGAATAAACTAAAATTTCTCTTAGCGGACTATCCTCCCAGTCATGAGTAATAACCACTTCTCCAAGAGTATGTGAGAACTGGAGCAGATTAGTATCTTCAGGAGTGATAATGGCGATCCTATCAATCTCCCTGTTCTCTGCTGATCTGATAATCCATTTGATGGACTCATCCAGAGTTTTAGAATTGTAGTCAGAGATGAAATTCGTTCCACCAAAAGTGCATTGCCATGGATTGACATTCAAAGTTATAGCTAGCTCATCCATGTAAGCAAAATCAGCTACGGCATCACATTCAAGGTCTCCAGTGATAGGTCTTAGGACTAATGGCATTTCTACTCCTCGTAATGATAAACTTTCTTTTCTTGCCAGATCCCCCAAATTGTCAAGACAAAAGGGTAAAGAATGATGGCTCCAACAACAGCCCAAATGTTGAAGACAAGGGCAAGACCGAGAAATACCCAAGTAACCATGACATCACTCAGCCATAGCCTGCCCTTAATGGGGTCTACGAATTTATTTCGAAGCGACTGTAGCATTACTGTTTTCCTTTAAAGACTAATTCTTTTTTGGTAATCTCAGGACCGTTTCCTGATAGGGTTTCCACATACCAAATATTACCATTTGGCTCTCTGATCAGATACCTAAAGGGGGTATCCCCATCTGGAGAAAGTGAAATTTCGCTATTTGGAAAAGTTGATTCCACACTTTTACGACAGTAATAGGCAGAGGTGGCGTTGTTATTGCACCCAACCAACATAACTAAAACGAGCAAGGAAAATAAATATCTCATCCCTTGGACCCCTCTTCACGAAAAGTTCTGAAATTAGGTTTCATATGCTTTTTAGCCAAAAGCTCAGCACGAGAAAACCAAAACTTTTTGTTATCCCCATCTACTTTGACTTTCACCTCGGGTTCATGAGAAGTCCAATCATTGTTTTGAGTGGTATTACACCAACGGCGACCAATAGAGTATTTCTCTAGAGTCTTCCACTCTCCTTGAGCCCCAAATAAAATCATGAAGCAGTAGCGAATAAATAGTCCGATATTGTATAACATTGGCTTACCTCTTTTCCAAAAAATTGAGCATTCCATCCAGTTCAACAACTGCACACAAATAACCTGAGGCCACTCCATTATAGAACGAAGCGTCTGTTGGATTGTTGCTCCAATTAGCTTCATGCGCTCTAGCCGCTGCATGTTCTGCCTTTCTCCTGAGGATATTGCGAAGTGATTGAATAGCTGCTTTTTCTAGCTTAGTCATACCACCTCGCTAAACCCATAGGGAACATCAATACGAGCAATCATACGCTGAATAGATTCCAAAGGAACCTTATGGACATTACGCTGGAAGCAGAGTTCAGCTTCTCCCTTGATAACATCCATCCAGACCTCATAGCCACGGCTACGGGCCTCTTCAACATAGAACTTACGCTCCCTGGCAGTGGTATTAGTGTTATCCACAATCACCAACTCTTTGCCAGCAACGAGAGCATCCACATAAAGGCTTTGGCAAGTTTGGTGCGCCATATACAACTTAGCTCGATCAAAGACATAGTTTCCATCCACCTCAAAATAGTGATCCGCCGAGACAATGGCTCGGTTCTCTTCCTTAATATCCTTAATATGATCTTTGACCCAGGTGGACTTTCCAGAACCCGGCGCTCCGACCATCAAGATGACTTTTCGCACTTTTCCTCCGTATTCGAATTTGCCCACTTCATGCCATAATACACATTGAAAGCTGCACACTGCATGGCTGTAAACCAAGCTATGGACTTCAGAAGAGCGTGTGGACCAAGAAGAAAACTAACAATAAAAATCCCAGCGGACCCAATACCCACACTTGTCAAATACAGCTTAGTTGACTTTTTCATTTTCTTTTTCCGTCTTTCTGATGAAATAGAGCAGGTTGACCAGAGTGTAGGGCCAAATGGCCGCTACTGGAATACAGAACAAGAACATGGGAAAGAATCCTCCATGCTTATCATAAGTGGGGCGAATCTCGGCATCAAAGTAGCCGATGGTCATATAACCCCATAGGAAGAGTAAGGTAGCGAGAGCGGGGAAGGCCCAAATCTTTGTCCACATAACTAGCTCCTAACGATATAGCCGAGAGCCATGAGAAACTGGACGCCATTGACAACGGCGAGAGTCCCCAGGATGAACTTGATCAGCGTATTCCAACCCCGGCTAGACCAGCAGAGAGTCAAAAGAGCAAAAGCTGCCGTATTAAGTCCAAGAATGGTTGTCATGTTATTGCCTCCAATGGTATTATACTAGTCTTGAAAGGATTTCAGGACAAAGGGTTTCACAATCTTTTTCTTATTCTTCAGCACCTGGGTAGAGGTATTAATGATAACACCCAAAAGCGACAAACGAGCCGCATTCTTATGGGCCTTAAGCGTTTTCTTTTTCATCGCTTACCTCCTTTATTTGGGATGGGTTCTAGGCCAGTTCCGTTACACCAGCCACACTTAGGACTTCCAGTGACATCGTAGATTCCAGAACCACTACAGGCAGTGCATTTGCGGGGTTCGATTCTGATTCCAATGTGCTTTTTCTTGAACTTCATCGCTTCCTCCTTTGGGTTACATGCTTCCAGCGTTTACCTTTTCGGATGCAACAGACAATACTAGGGCTGATACCATACTTTTTTGCTAAGGCAACTCCAGGCTCTTCACTAATAAAAATTTCTCTAACTTGATCATCGGTAAGTTTAGCCGCATAGGAAGCCATTCCCTGCACGGCTAGTGTGAGGCTCAGCCTGTTCTGATCTGAGATGGTTTTGCCAAATCGTGGATGATTGCTTCCGCTGTTAGCATCGGATATCTTTTGCCTACTTTCCGCTGACAGGGTATGGCCTATTTGACCTATTGCTATGTTTTCCCTAGCCTCTTCAGATTTTTGTTTTCCTTTCCTCTCAATCGAATACCGCAATTTAGTAGCTTCAGAGTGTTTCCTACCTGACATTGGGGCTAGGGCGTCTTTACTTATGTTATAGCACTGCACCCCACCATCCCAATACACATCCAAGCAGCGTTGTTCAAATAACAGCAGATCCCTTTCGTCACAATATAAAACTACCTCGTAACTAAATGTGTCTCCATACCTATTGTAAGAATCCTGAAGATGTGGATTAGCGTGTTTATTGTGCTTAAGTCCTGTTTTGTGGTAAGCCCATCTGCGAGGAATATTTTTAGATGACCCAATATACACCTTATTGGTTACGAAGTTTGTTATTTTATAGATGCCAGATGTTTTCATGCAATATCTTTGCTGTTTGCTATTGTGCTATGGAATGTTTTTTCAAAACCCTCAATGGGATCATGATATTCCGGGGACAATGGAGCGTTGTGAAGTCCAAGTTCTGCTCGGATTTCTTCAAGGCGAGTGGAGAAGCAATCCAGCCACCAATAGACTTTACCCTGGAAGATGTAGTTGCTGTAGGTGAATTCTACCCGCTCACCCTCATACTTACCCCAAGCCTTGAGATTTTTGGGCTTCTCGTAACGGACCACAGTGATGTGGGGATCGTAACGCTGTCCATTGGCCTTGAACCACTTGGGAATGAGGGACTTGTAAAAGAGACCGATACCCTTATCAATATTCAAAACGAGTCGGTACCCGTAGCCAGGTACATGGTCGTAGTGGAGAGTCCCCACGGACTTGAAGAAAGTCTCGCTCATAGACCTATTATACTGCGGCTCTGCCTACTTCTTCTCCAATATTTTTACGAGCCCATCATAATACTTTTTCTCTAATTCTAAGTGAGCATACATAATTCCATCTGTTTTATTAGTATAATACTCTGTTATACTAATATGTTTAACAAGCCAATTGACAACTTGATTATGGTCAAAACCTGAAATGCCCTTCTTCTTAAAGCCATCTACTAAATTATTAGCAAATTCAATTGGACCTGAATTTGCTAAAGCTTTCCTCTGGAACCCCACATCTCCAAGAGAGTTAGCTGCTTCTTGAGCGACAAACCCCAAAGATGTGGGAGTTGTGGGGCTCTTTACCCAAGTAGGTAGAGATTGCTGAACCATAGCTGGAGGTTCAGGCGGCATATCTAAAGCGGCCTTTTTCCAATTGGCGATGTTGACTTCCCCATCAGCAGAGCCCTCAGGCTTGCTCACATCTTTGGCAAATCCCCAATGAACCTCAGCATCAGTTCCTCTAGCTTTGGAGTTATGTATAGCTAATTGTTTGACTTGCTGCATGACTGGCCCAGGTAGCTCCTTGAGGTTATCTGGATTACGAACTACGATATGAGAGCCTGGAGCCCCTGCGACATGGAACCAAAAATCATTAGAATTAGCTACTTCAAGAGATAAAATGTCGTTTTCAATGGCAGAACGTCCGATAAGAATCTGGAAGCCCTCAAAATCCTGAAGCTTATACGGAGCCTTAGCGATTTTCCCAATCTTAGGAACTACATTGGTTTCCCAATATTCTTTGTTCCCAATCCTATTGAAGTCAATCCCTGGAATAGCCAGCCATTTCTTGCTATGTTCTTTCGCGGCATTGACATCAAATCCTGTGTAATCATCTTTTACCCATAACCATTTGTGATGCCAAATAGCAGCCGTGCTACCATTTTTATGATCACCATTTGACTTAACTACAACGTAGTTACCAGCTACAGGTTCATCAGCGGTATCAAAATCAGGGGACTCGAAAAAGGTGTAAGTTCCATCTTTATTCCACTTAATGACGTTATAATTGGGAAGACTGACTAGTGCAATCTCCTCTGCTTTAGCCAAGGCTTCTTGGTTTGGAAGCGAACCTTTATAGTTCCTATGGAGATAGATAGCGCCCCCAATGTCCTTACCCACCCCTAAATAGGATCTTCTAATAGGAGTCCCTTTTTCTGTTTTTAAATCAGAGGTCTTAGATCCACCCTTAGCTTCGATGGCCAATCTAGCAGCTTCAGCCGTGTAGGGCTTCCAATCCTTCTTTCCAAAGAACTTGACATATAAATCCTGCCAATCCTTTTCTGATTTGATATTAGGCATATGCGTAACCAAGAAGCCAACATCAACAGGATCGTTGGCCTTTTCCTCTGGCCTTCCTGACATGATCTTCAAACATAGAAGATATTCCTTTGAGGGTAATTCTATACTGAGATTTGAAAATTGAGGGCCTGGAACTGTCTGGCCTTTCTTGGGAGCATAGTAATCTTTACTGGTATCATTGAACCAGTCATCAGATAGATCCATTTCCCAGGTCACTTGTTCCACAGCAGCTTGCAACTCGGGTGACATATACCCAGCATCTAGATCCTTGACCTCTCTGGGGAAGTCTGGGAACTGGAACATGATGGCAGCACCACCAGTGATAACCACAGTAGCTTTCTGGTTCTTGGCCTTTAAAACGGCATTTACGGCTTCTAGAGCGGCCATTACTTTGGAGCGGTCCATATTCATAATCACCTACACATTAGAAATGATTAGTCAGAATTTCCATGAATAGGGCAAGCACCACTGACAATCCCATAGCCAGTCCCCCAACGTTCTGCATTGTCTATCTTAGGGCAACGGCATTTAGGCACAGTATACCAGTGATGGAAATTGGCATTCTGTTCAAAACCCCAAACTTGCTGGAGTTCAAACTGAAGCCTCTTCCATTCCATATTAAGAACTTTTAGAGTTCCTACGTCATCAGTATGCTCCATAGCATTTAGAATATTTTGTACCCCCAGGTGAAGAGTCCTGAGTTCCCCCAATCCTTCTAGGGTAATCTTCTGCTTCTTACACAGATTGGGATTGATATAGAAGGGCTCTCGGCCAGGATATTCAACAATGAAGCTTTCTGACTTACTGTAGTCAATTTTAGTCATACTTTCTCCTTAAATTTCAAAAATGATTGGTGCATTGATCGGCCTCAAACGATTATCGCAAATGCAGGCATTTACAAATACTGTATCCCCCCGCCTTCCGCGACCATAACCTGGATGAACGTGACCAAATACATGATACTTCGGTTTCTTATTCTGAACCGCTTGCAGGAGTTGGTAGTTACCCAGACATTTCTGTTTAAAATCTTCACAGACCTCATCAAACATTCCGTACGGAGGAACATGGGTAATCAAAAGATCCAATTCATCTGGGATTTCTTGATGAAGATCCTGAAGATCCTTGGTATCATCTGTAAAGTTAGGATGAACGGGGGCTCCATAGACAAATAGGTCTTTCTTGCCATCTTCTTGAAGGAACCGTCCATCATTTTGCAAATAGATGATGTTATTTTCTCTACAGAGGATCTGAATGATCTCCCTGTCAATGTGGTAATCGTGATTACCCGGCACATAAATCTTGTGTTTGTAAGGGAGGTAACCATACCAATCGAAGAAGGGGATTAATTCATCAAGAGTCCCCTTATCTGTAGCATCACCCGCATGGACAATCACATCCCCCTCTGGCAGCTTACCGTCCAGAACCTCGTGCTGATTATGCGTATCAGTAATAGCTACTATTTTCCAAGTCAACGGAGAAATCCCCCTACCTCTATTATACCAGGGATAGGGGGAAATTGATCCTTTTAAATATAATCCAAGAAAGAAGTCATGAAATCTTTAAATCCTTCACGATTCAAATCTTGGCCTGATTTAGTAAAACGACTCTTTAGAACTCTATAGCGGCCACCTTCAGTCACAACGATTAAAGAAGCATTGTGAGTTTGGGTTAAGGGGAGAGACCCCAATTCTTTTTCAGTTGCAATGATAATCGTTCTAGTCATCGCTGCCCCCACAACTAGAACTTGAGGAGTCACTAGAGCTTGAGGAGTCCCCCCAATCACTAGAACTTGAAGACTGCTCTCCCCAATCACTATGAGACTCAATGGAAATGGGGACATAGGGCTCAGGAGTGGGATCTGGTGTTGGATCGGGAGTAGAGGAATCAGTAAGAATATCACTCACTAAAGCGGCAGCAGTAACTCCGATAGCCAGATCCATCAAATCATCTGAGCCAGCATCCTCTTCTACTACTACATTTGTCTTAGGAGTCCCCCAAAAAGACTGCTTCCTGCCCAGCGTGGCAGCAGCGTAAGGAGGAATATCCTTGCTCACTGGAACGACTAGCACAGTTGGCTTATCTGGGGTATCATAGGAACTGATAATCTCCGGGTAAACTGGAGCCATTAGATCAGTAATAGGCTGATCAGTCTTATGAACCTGATACCAAACTCCAGCCGCAATTGCAGCCAGTCCAACGATAGCAACTACGATCCAAATCATTATTTCTCCTATGGGATGAGACTACGAGCAGCTTGACTAATCATAAAATTGATTTGAGTTCCGGACATGCCCTCTTTGATGTTTTGCTTGATGAAGAAATCCAAGTCCACTACCAAATTAGTCAGGTCTCGTGGCATGACCATGAGCCAATCCAAAGGCATACCACGTTTGATACCCTTGCTAATACTGATCAAATCATCAGCTTCGGGGCCTTCTTTTTTCCAGCGAGTGATCATATCAAACAGGCTACAAGCATTATTATAAGAGTCACTATAACCCAATTTTTTCAGTGCCTGGGCACGGATACTCTTGGGGATAGCACAGAAAAACTCAACCATATACATGTTCCAAGAGTAATCTCGGCCCTCCACAAAAAAGGGACCAATGGGGAGCCATTCCTTAATTGCTCTAGCCACCTCAATATTCTGGTTCAGCACCCACATGAACGTTCTCAGATTCTTGGCCTTTTCCAGTTCTCCACGGATACGGTCAGCCGGAACTGCATACAATTCCTTAGAGGCCACAGCCATCAGCTTATAAGTCTCATGGGTAACAGTCCAGTTTCCGGAAGAAGCAAAACGAGCTACCCTCAAAACACGAACTGGGTCTTCAGCAAATGCTTCAGAACAAGCGTGGAGCAGCAAGTTAGCCATATCATGAGCAGACCTCTCAATAGGGCAAACCAGACCCATATCAGGGTGCCACAGCATTGCATTGATAGTCAGGTCACGGCGCAGACAGTCCTCCTTGAAGGAGGGAGTGTAGCTGGTTTCAAACCCAGTATAGCCTACACCAGTCTTGCGCTCTGTGCGAGTGCAAGCCAGTTCACCAACTCCGGTGTGGAAGACAGGGAAAGCTTTACCGACCTTCTCATAGCCCATACCCTCAACACGATCAGGGTCCATGTTGGTTACAAAGTCGAAGTCCTTGGGGGTCTTCCCCAACATTAGATCACGAACAGCCCCGCCAACTAGATAGACATGACCACCAAACCCTGCGGCTCGGTCATTCAGTTCTTTCATGTGGTCAATGATGTGTTGCGGAACTTGCATGAGTTCTCCTGCTGCTATTATACTGGGGCTCAGGGCTTTTCTGCTAG